ATGTGCCGCTCGTACCACTTCCCGCAGAAGTCGACCAGGTACTCGATCATCTCCTCGTCGCGCTCCAGGCGGACCCAGCGGAGCTTGTTGCCGCCGACGAGCGCGGCCACGAAGCCGTGGTCCCAACCACCGACGGCCATGCCCCAGTGGCACTGGATCGCGGGGGCGTCGGGGACAGCCCCGTCCTCCCACTGGTCGGCCTGGTACTCGCTCCTGTTCTTGCACTCCAGACACCCGGAGGCCGGGCCGGGGCGCTCGAAGGTGTACCGGTCGACGTTCACCCGCTGCCACGGCCGGTCGACGTGCACGAGCGTCCCGGGCGCTTCGGCCGTGGAGATGCCCGACCGTTTGGTGAACATGTGAGCGATGAAATCCTCGATTTCCGTGCCGATCTCGGTGTACTCGTTGCCCTTGAAGGTGCTGCGACCGTGCTTCTCCTCGAAGACGTGCCGAGGGCCGCGGTACCGGTCCAGGCCGAGGATCGCGGCGGCATCCGAGCCGCCGATCCCGGCGGCTCGGGCGGCGTGCCACTGCTCCTCGGGAGCGTTGGCGGGGAGCAGGAGCCGCGCGGTGGGGGCGTCGGCCAGGGGAGCCGTGTTGCCGCCGGGGGCGTCGAACAGGGTGGGCTCGATGGTCGTCGTCACGGTGTGTCCTTACGTGTGCTGGAGAGGCGGCGAAGGCCGGCCAGAACTTCGATCTCGGCGGCGGCCTGGACGGGGTCCTCGGCGGTCCATGGCGCGGTGGTGAGGTCCTCGCCCTGGTCGAGCGCGGCGAGCGTGCGGGCCATGCAGGTCCGGAACCAGAGCGGGCGGTCGCTCTGCCGGACGCGCGCGCGGGCGACGGCGCCGATGAGGCGTGGGACGCCCGCCGACTGCGGCGTGTCCTTCGGGCACACGGGGTTCGGGTTCAAGACCGGCCTCCCTGCTTCGGGATGGTGCGAAGCGCGTCCCGGGTGGCGGCCATCGACGGGTGCCGCAGTCGGGCGCAGTCCGCGCACGTGGCCGAGTCGTGCTCGCCGCTCGCCTGGCTGGCGTCCGTGCGCAGCCGACCGCAGACGATCGACGCCGGAAGCGCCACGAAGGCGGCACACATGGCGGCGAGGATGATGTCCCCGGTCATCGGTCACCCCCAGGCGTGGAGAGCGGGAGGGTTCCGAGCGGCCGCGCACAGCGCGAGTCGCTGTAGGTCGCGTAGACGTCGACAGGGACGCCCTTCCACACGGTGGCCAGCTCGGCCACGGTGACGCGGTCACTGCCGCGTGCGACGGTCGCGTGGATGGCCGTGCCGCCCAGGAACCGGGCGCAGTCGTCCACGATCCGGCCGCCCTCGTCGGCGTCGGTTTTCGCGCCGTGGAGAACGCCCGCGGGGTCGACTGTCCAGGTCAATGCGTTGAGCCGCGGGTACCGGTTGAGCAGGGTCACGAGCGCCCAAGCGCTGGCGATGGGGCTACAGTTCTCGGTCACGGTTCCTCGATTCGTCGAGTGGTTGAGGTTCCGGCGGTGCTGGGGGCGGCGATCAAGGCCGGGCAAGGGCCCGTCGCCTCCGGCAGCGCCACCTACATGGCTTCGGGCCTGGGCGCGTCGGCGAGCTGCAACGCCCGCAGGAGGTCGGTGCGGTTGACCTTGCGGCTCCGGCCGACGGTGTAAGTCGGGACCGGAAGCCGCCGTTCGGCCAGCAACCGGTAGTAGGTCGCGGGGCTGATTCCCCACACCGCGCACACCGTGGGCTGCGCGGGGGAGACAGCGGGAAGCGAGCGGATCTCCTCGGGCGTCATCGCCTGACGGTGCTCGGTGGCCGTGGTCACGCCGACTCCTTCACCGGCTCGGCGTCGACCAAGTCGGCCACTTCCACGCCGTACGCCTGAGACAGACGCACCAGGGTTCGCATGGACGGGGTGGCCGTTCCATGGAAGAGGCGCCACAGCGTGGACTGCGCCAGACCTGTCCGCCTGGAGATGGCGTACCGGGACCGGTCGCCCCTCGTGGCTGCCGCTGCCGTGAGCCGGTCGACCCTCAGCGGGTACTGGGACACAATTACGTCCTTCCTGGAAAGGAATGCTTCCTTCCTGGGAAGGACGCTATCCAACGGGTTACGTCCTGGCAAGGAACTTACCCCGTCTGCGTGTCGCAGGTTGTCCGTACATGCGAAGGGGGGAATGTGGGCGCTACGTACTTCCTAGGACGGAAGTAAAGCGCTAACGTCGTGTCCATGAGAGACGACGACGCCGAGCGGACCGCCAGGGCCCGCAGGTTCGGAGAGTTCACGAGCCGCGCCGCCCGGGCCGCCGACTACGACATCGACAGCCCGCGTGGCGGCGGCAAGAGGGACCTGGCCAACGCGTCCGGCATCTCGCGGCCCACGATCAGCCGGATGCTCAGCGGCAAGGCCATACCCAATCCGCAATTCTTCCCTGGCCTGGCCAAAGCCCTGGGGATGACGCTCCACCAACTGCACGTCGAGTCGGGTCTGGCCGAGGCCGGCGCGCCCGAGTCGGCCACCCCTTCGACGCCCGACCGGCTCGCGCCGGCCGAGGCCGCCGAGCGCGTGGGCATCCGCCAGCCCGGCAACATCCGGCTTGCCGTGAGTTTCCTCAACAGCCTCCTCGAAGAGGAGAGCAGGACGGCGGCCGATTCACAGAGAAGCCGGGGAGCGTAGCAAGCACCCGGCGTAGCGGATCAGACACCCTGAGCATCGCTCCGTGGTGCCCCGCCCATGCCCTCGGCCGTGAAGCACTTCCCTTATCCGCGACCACTCGACCAAGGACTTGACGTGTCAGCAACCCGACGAGCAGGCAGTGTCACCCGCCGCTGCGAATGCCGAGGCTCGGACGGCAAACGCCTCAGCCAGAACTGCCCGCAGCTCAGCAAACGCATCCACGGCACCTACCAACTCCGCCAGGAACTCCCCCCGGACTCGGACGGCCACCGCCGCACCTTCCGCCGCACCGGCTACACCACCGTCACCAAGGCCAACAGCGACCTGGCCAACGTCCAGGCAGTCCTCGACCTCGCCCAGGAAGACGAGGAGGACCTGCTGCGCGTCGGCGACTTCCTCGCCGACATCTCCCGCGACCGCAGCAAGGCGATCCCGGCACCGGCCGACGTCGCCAAGAAGTTGGGCCTCGGGGTGCCGCTGGACGGCAAGATGACCGTGGCCCAGTGGCTCGACCGCTGGCTCGGCCGCAAGAAGACCCGCAGGACGACGAACGCTGGCTACCGCAGCCACGTCGAATATCACCTCAAGCCGCGCATCGGCCACTACCGTCTGGACCGCCTCAGCGTCGGACACCTCGTCGCCATGTTCGACGCCATCGCCGACGACTCCGACGTGATCCGGGCTGAGAACCGCGCCCGCCGCGAGCAAGAAGCACGGTGCCGCTGGACCCTGCCCGGACGCCCGCCGGCCACCCAGGTCGAGCGCCTGAAGGCCGAGCGGGCGAAGCTGGCCGCGATGCCGCCCTACCGCAAGACCAACGGCGCGGCCACACGCCAGGCGATCCGCCGCACCCTGCGAACTGCGCTCAACGCGGCGATCTCCGAGCAATTGATCACTTTCAACGCCGCCGCCCACGTCGAACTCACCGCCGCCCCGCGCCCCAAGGGCCTGCTGTGGACCGACGAGCGCGTCGCGCGCTGGCGCAAGACCGGCGAGGTCCCCGGCAGCGTCATGGTGTGGACCCCCGCCCAGCTCGGCAAGTTCCTCGACGCCGCCGAGTCGCACCGGCTGTACGCGGGGTATCACCTCATCTCCCACCACGGCCTGCGCCGAGGCGAGGGCTGCGGGCAGGGCTGGGACGACACCCACCTTGAGGCCAAGCCGCCGCGGCTGGACGTGCTCCGGGAGCTGGTGGTCGACGGCTACACCCCGATCGAGACCGCGCCCAAGACCGACAGCTCGGTGGCCGCAGTAGTCATCGACCGCGGCACCGTGGCTGTCCTGCGCGAGCACAAGAAGCGCCAGAGCACGGAGCGTAAGGCGTGGAACGCCGAGGCCGCCAAGCGCCGCGCACGTGGCGAGGATGCGCACGACTGGATCGAGACGGGCAAGATCCTCACCGCCGAGGATGGGAGCTGGCTGCACCCCGACGTGCTCAGCCGGGAATTCGTGAAGCTCTGCGAGCAGGCCGACCTGCCGCCGATCAACCTGCGCGACCTGCGCCACGTCGCGGCCGCCTTGGTAAAGGCGGGAGGTGGCGATATTCACGATGCTAAGGCGAAACTCAGGCACGCGAATATCGCTTTGACCTCGAATACCTATATGTCGCTGTTCGAGGAATACGAGGTGGGCCTAGCCGAACGCTCAGCGGCGGCCGTGCCTCGGGCAACGAAGGGAGCACCCGGTACCGAGGCCACGCCCGAGGAGGCCGACGAGGCCGACGAGACCGTTCAGGATGACGAGGATGGCGAGGCCGGAGACGAGGAAGAGCGCGCGGCATGAGGCGATCTGGGACCATCGTGTAGGCCCTGCTGACCTGCGAGTTGAGGGTCCGTCCGCTCGCCCGGTGCTCGCCCGAGAGGGTGAGAGTCACTGAGAGTTGCCGCGAGGCGGCGAGAGGAACGGCGCTCGGCGCGAACTTCAAAGGACCCGCTGACCAGGGCCTATGAGGGCGCGCGAGAGTAGCTGATAGAATGTGATAGCGCAAGAAGGTACGCGGGCCGTTAGCTCAATTGGCAGAGCAGTGGACTTTTAATCCATTGGTTGTGGGTTCGAGTCCCACACGGCCTACCCGGTCCGGCCTCCCCGGAG